GCCTCCCATTTAGAGACAGGAAGTTCAGATCTAAGCGCCTCAAGCGCTTGTTTTGACCAGAATCCGGGCCATAAAGGGTTCCCATTGGGCATAATTGCCGGAAAATCAATGATTTCCCACTGATCTACGCCTTCTTTACCCGAATTCTTAAGAATTTGCCCCGTCAAATCCCTCTTAGACCACCGAGTCATCACAATAATGATGGCTCCACCCGGTTGTAAACGCTGCCGAGGGCCGGATGTGTACCATTCATACACCCCATCAAAGACTGCGGGGTTACCCTGCTTGGCTTCCTGCTCCGAATGAGGGTCATCAATGATCAAAAGATCTGCGCCCTTACCTGTAACCGCTCCGCCAACACCAATAGCAAAGTAATCACCGCCTTTGTCGGTGTTCCACCGACCTGCTGCCTTGGAATCGCTGGACAGTTTTGTTTTAAAAACCTGCTGATAAGTCTCAGAAGACACAAGGTTCCTCACCTTACGCCCAAATCCAGTGGCAAGCTCTGCAGTGTGTGCAGTCTGGATGATCTTCTTATGAGGAAACTTACCCAAGAACCACGCAGGCAACAAGAAAGAAGCAAACTCACTCTTTGTATGCCGGGGAGGCATATTGATGATCAACCTCTTCAATTCCCCATTGGCAACCCTCTCAAAGGCATCTGCCATGATCTTGTGATGAGACCCAGAGATAAACACAGGCCACATCTGCGCAGCAAAATGCAGGAATGACTCTTTGCTGCGTTCAATCTTATCCATCTCCAGCAACATCTGGATCTTTACCCGATCCCTTGGAGATGCATTGGGAGCCATTGCTATGTAATTAGCCGTCTCTTCTCTGGTTAATAAGCTCATAGCTTCATTATTGCCTGCGCTGAACTGTCAACCAACCGAATAGCATGGAACTTATAAGGTTTGGTTACAAGATGCCCATCCGCCTTTAGGCGGTGGACTATCCGGTGGATGTTTGATTTAGAACTCAATCCAATCCCTTTGGCAATAACTTCATAAGACGGCGGAACGCCATGCAACCTGACGTATGCCCTTATAAAATCTAAAACTAACTGTCTGCGCTTTGTCATCGTTTAAACATTGAAGCTGGTGGCTCACATAAAGACAAGGATAGTTTAAACGATGTACGAACGTTCGCAAGCCTTTTTTTAAAAATATATATACCCCCGGGGGGGTGAGGATTTGGAAATGAAGGGGGGGTGTTCTGTAGGACATATTTGCATGAGCGGATTTGAGCGTAACGTGCGGAGGGGTGTCAGCTATGCCACAAGTGGGGGACGGGGATGGGTGGGTCATCGGCACGGCCTGTTTAAACATCAGCTTGTACAGTGGCAGGTACAGCGGCATGCATGCGCTTGGCATCTACGTCTAGCACTGTGGACTTGGCTTGCTCCAACAGCTTGAGGTGACCAGACAGTTCACGCTTGAGTTGCTCTGCTGTGATGATGGCTTTGTCTTGGACATCGGCCTGTGTAAACAGTCCTGATGCTTTGCCTAGCAGTTCCAATGCCTTTAAACGACTGCCCTCCTGCTTGGCTACTCTGCTCAGTGCAACCAGATTCCTCAGCACGTAAAGCTTAGTAGCGGCTATATCCCCAGCAAGGTGTTCCACGGTCTCGCCCCATGCATCTTGCAAGACCTTTTTGACCCTTGGATCATTCATGAGTTTATTAGCGCTTGCGCTGATGCTTGCATCTGATCCTGTATCGTTTGCGTATGCTTGCCTATACGCTGACCTTAGGCTATCTCCTAGGATTACCCTCTGGCAGAACAGTGTTTGCCGTGGGCTTAGAGGTCTTGGTCTTGGTATATCTGATCCTACTACTTCGTTGTCTTTTCTTCTTCTTGGCCCTACTGCGTCATGGGCATACTGTTCCGCTTCGCTCAGGTCTGCGTGGTCTTCATCACCGTCCCAGCCATCATCATCTTCAGCCGCTTGCAGTTCCGCCCTGTACTCAGCCTGACTTGACTTGCGCATGTTTAAACACCCCGTAATGTTAGTACCCACCAACTTGACCCAGCACCAACGCATGGTCACTCACTGTTCGCAGTTTATCATGCCCTGTGGATAAGTCAAATGTTATCCACAGCTTGTTATCCACAGGTTATCCACACAGTCCGAGTTATCCACAGCTTATACATATCTTATACATAACTTATACAGTGCATAAAAACAACACTGGTAACAGTGTACCTTGGTTCTAACGTACAGCTTGAATGTAAGCGCGAACTGTATGGACATACATGCCTCTAGAATCGATTTAAAGGCCTCTTAAAGCGATTTAAACGCTTCAGGCGGCTACCCCCTTGGCAACTTCTGAAACCCCCCTTCCTGCCCGTTCTGATCGTTTTCTAATACTTTTTTGGTTGGTTTGCAATAGTGACTCAAACTGTATACCTTTTAGTTCAACACCCAAAACCGTATTCCCACTAATAAGAATGCACCCACAACGCAGATCCACTCATCATTTAATAACCCCACACTTTACTCAGGTAAATATTGCCTGTATTGACAGAGTACTAGTAGTCTGTAGAATCGAGCCTGTAGTGACCGCAAAGGGCCAGCGGAATAAAAAAAGGGATCCCAGCCGATTGCAAAGTACCTAACGGGAAATTAAAGGCCAGACCGCTTAGACCCAGCAACCCAATGCTGGCGAGTGCGAAGGAAAACAAAGCCTCTCTAATCACTAATCGAGAGGCGCTGAAAGTTCAGCCTGTTGCCCTCTGGGCAATGGAGTGCGCTTTTGCACTAACACCGGAGAATCAAATGGACTTCAAATTACAAGGCACTGAGGCAGTCGCAGGGATCAAGGCACTGGGCATTTGGGCAGACGCAGTAATTGCTCGCATTGGCAATGATTGGAGCGGTCTTGCTTACATCATTGGCATGGCGCTCAAAACCCGTGACCCCATCAAATACGGTTTGCTGTTTGCAGTTGCCGACATCATTGACGGAGAGTTCGCATGAACAAATTATTAGAAGCATTCAAGGCCAATCAATCCGAGGCCAATCGGACTCGCCTGTTCAAGTACATGGTCAAGCACCCAATGGCGGTCTGCATGATCGGGCCTGATGATCAGGCTTTCTTGAAACGGCACTGGCTCTTGGTCTGACATTCCAGCCTGTTGCCCCTGACGGGGGCAATGGAGTGCAATGTCGCACGGTATGGAGGCTCTATGTATACAGCGCAAATTGATCGGTTCGGCAACATCATTGTTTGCAAGGGTGACGTTGAACGCAATGGCTACCGGATTTTCTTTTCGGGTTCCTACAACGCATGTTTAAACAAAAAGGTGATTGCATGACTGACGCAGAAATTATTGACCTGTTTGATTCCACTTGCATCACTCTGGCGCGGCTTGCGCTGGTGAGTGGGCGCTCAGTCGAGCAAATCAAAAAGCTGTTGATGGACAGCCTTTGGGAGTGATAGCGATGGCCTCTTGCACGGGCCATCAATATCGTTTACACTATCGGCATGTTGAGTTTTTAGCGGTGAGCCTTTCGGGGTTCACCAGTGGAAATTCCCACGGCAACCGGAGACATTCAATGTCCTTATCTATCAAGTACCTGACCCGCGAGGATTGGCTTGTGGCTGGCGTAGAGGAATTACGCCCGTTCTTTGCCGCTGAGGGTGTCAACATCACAGAGAAAATTCGCGTCTCCTGTGCGCTCCCATCTAATGCGAAGCGCACCAACTTCAAATCAGTCGGTGAGTGCTTTCCGAATACGAACAGTGCTGATGCTCACTTTGAGATCTTTATCTCGCCCGTGCTTGCAGACCCGATCAAGGTCTTTGAGACCCTTGTCGCCATGCTCTGCCATACAGCCGCTGGTGCGCTGGGTAATGGCAAGCCCTATCAGCGAGTCGCTGAGGCTATGCGCTTGTTACCCGCTGGCCCGACATCTGCCCGTTACAAGTCGGTAACGCACGGCGATGCGTTTAAACAGGCTTACCAGCAGATCATCGATTCACTGGGCCTGTATGTCCACGCTGAATTGTCCGCATCAGTGGGCAAAAAGCAGACAACCCGCATGCTCAAGTGCATCTGCCCGTCATGCGGCTACACCGTGCGGCTCACTGCCAAGTGGGCATACAAGGCTGGCAACCTGAACCTGCCACTCTGCCCGAACGAGGGCGATACCCTCGCATTGATTTGATATTAGTACATAGGAGATAGAACATGGCAAGCCTCAACACTCTCAAGACCCTTTTGCCCATCACAAAAGACGTTATCAATGGCGCGGTGACCGCGCTCAATGCACCTGACAACATCCGCGCTGGTGACAAGCAAGCCAAGATGGATTGGCTCGCAAACCTTATCGAGCAAGGGATGATTGACCTCACCTACATTCGGAGTTGCCCTCCTGTGAAGGATGTTGTCTCAGGCGTGGATACAGCCAAGCTGGACGCTACAGCAACAGCGGCAAGCCGCGCTGAGGCCAACGCGCTGGACGCTTTGGATAGAGTCCTGAAGCTTTCAAATAAGCTGGCTCTTGTGGATGGCAACATCAACACCGTGGCTCAAGAACTCAACCAGCTTGCAAGGCAAGCGGCAAGCACCTCTGTCAATGAGGACAAGATCAACGCAGAGGTTGCCACTGCAATCGCCAAGGCGTTTAAACCCTTTGCTCAGTCGGTCAAAGATGCCAAGGCTGAGGCGGTGATTGCCAGTGCCACTCAGGCCACAATCATTGACCGTTTACCTGCGCTGGATGTGTTCGGTATTGACGTTCGTAATGCCAAGGGTGACCCTGTGATGGTTGATATTTGGGATGCATCAGACACCCCAGCGATTGACCCCAATTTTGTATGGCAAGAGGGCATTCTGAAGCACCTCTTGCTCTCGCAAAAGACGGGCGAAAACCTGTGGTTCGGGGGCCAAAAGGGTACAGGCAAGAGCGAGACCGCTAGACAGTTTGCCGCCCGTACCGGACGGTCTTACACCCGTTACAACTTTCACAAGTACACAACAGCGGATGATTACGCTGGGTCTGTGGGGCTTGAGGGCGGTGCGACTGTGTTCAAAAAGGGCGCGTTCCTGACCGCTTTCACCTCGCCATCGACTGTGGTTTTGCTCGATGAGATCAGCATGGCAGATGCGGGTGAGTTGGCAACCTTGAACGGGTTCTTAGAAGAGAACAGCGCAGTCAATTACGGTGGGTTTGTACACCGTAGGGCACAAGGGGTGCTGGTCTTTGCCGCTGATAACACCATGACCAACGGTGACACCTCAGGACGGTATGCCAAGACCCAGCAGATGAACAGCGCCCTTGCTGACCGTTTCGCTCGCGTGATCGAGTTCAAGTACTTGAGCGAGGCACAAGAGGTTTTGGCCCTGACCCGCCATACTGGATGCAATGAGACTCTGGCCCTGCACGTAGTCAAGGCCATCAATGCGGCCCGTGCCAAGGTGGATACAGGCGATGTTATTGATGCCCCGTCCATCCGGTCTGCCCTTGCGTTTATTCGGGCGCTGGAGATTCTGGATACGGATGAGGCATGGGAAGCAACCATCACCTCTCGCCAGCCTGAAGAAGGCCGTGCCGCCCTTGACGCAATCAAGGCGGCTTACATCAGCAAGCACCTTATTGCAAACAACCTGTGAGGACATTATGAAAAAGTATCGCGGCTTTGAGTTTAAACAAGCAGTGGCTTTGACCCTGCGCAAGATCTGCTCCGATCTTGGACGGCCTCCTGTGCAGATTGACTGGTGCGCTGGGATAGCAACAGCGTCTATCAATCAAAGCGGGGCGGTCACTCTGGCGAACGTCAAGGATGACGCAGTGCTGACTGATGCGGACTTGATGCGCTATGTCGGGTTTGCGGTGCATGAATTACTGCACTGGACTTACACCGAATTCAACGCTGTATATTCAGCGTCTTATGAAGGCCAGTATGTAGCCCAGTTGCACAATGCGCTGGAGGATGCTTGGATTGAGCACAAGGGTATCGAGGCCAGCCTCACTGGCAACATTACAGCCTTGCTCACTGCGTTGATCGATGGCATGGTGAAAGAGGCTTTGATCGAGGTTACCGATTGGTCAAACCCTGCGCAATATCCCTTTGTGCTGGCGGTCTACGCACGTAAACATGCCAAGATCAAAGTGCCATTGGCCCTTGGCCTTGAGCCGATATTCGCTGAAGCAAGCAATCGTTTAAACGCTTGCAATGATTCATGGGGAACGCTTGAGGTTGCGAAGTGGGTGTTTGCTCAGCTTAACCAGATCGAGCCGCCATCTCCTCCAACTAATCCAAAACCGACTGACAAGCGCGGTGAGGATGGTAAGCCCGATGGTAAACCTGATGGCAAGCCAGACGGTAAATCTGACGGTAAGCCAGAGGATGGTGGCGAGGATGGCTCAGGAGACCCCTCTGACGGGGCTACAGGGGACGATCAGCAGGGCGACAAGCCTACCCCACCAGCAGACCCCGCGAAGCGCCCTACGGACGCCAAGGGCAGGACAGTCGAGGCCCGTGAGGTTGAGCCGACAACCAAAGCACCGGAGGGCACAGGTTCTGGCGGCTCATTCCATACAGGCATTGTGAAGCGCAATGCATACCATGCGTTACCTGACAGTAACCGCATATTCCCAATTGATTTTTAGGAGGTCTTATGATTCCCGCAAAACTCCGTTACACAGTGCGCAAGCTGTTTGAAAACTCAGGCTTTGAGGAGTTCTCACATAATCGCAAGTCAGGGGTGCTAAACGTTCGGGCGCTCCCCACTATGGCCCACAATGATCGTCTGTTTAAACGCAGAAAAGAACATGACGGCATCGACTCAGCCGTCACTATTGTGCTGGATGTTTCAGGCAGTATGTTCAACAGGGTTTCGCCATTGCAGTCAAAGATGTATCACGCCATCCTGACAACCTACGCCTTGCTCGACACGTTGACCAAGGCAGGGGTTGCGACAAGCGTAGTGACATTCGCTTCTAATGTGTCGGTTCTGAAAGACTTCAATACCCCCTACAAGCGGATTAAACCACTGCTTGAGCGCCTGTCTGCAGGGGGTGGGACTCAGGACTTCAGCGCCCTGTCAGTGGCCCACAGTCTGCTACTGAGCCGTCAAGAGGAGCGCAAGGTCTGCTTCCTGATCTCTGATGGGATTGGCAAGTGGGATTCATGCAAAGAACAGGCCATCACCGGAGAGAAGCTGGGCATCACCACGATAGGGATAGGCATCTGGGAAGACCTGAGCCACATCTACAAAAATGCCGTGACCATTAACAGCCTTGAGGACATGGGCACTGTGGCTTTTGACAAGCTGAAGCTTGCCGCCTGAGGGGGCGTTCCCCTCTGAAAAGAGACCAGTAGGAGAGAGATTATGGAAAAGAAAGCTTACGCAGTTTTGATTTTGAGAACCAACTGTAGCAACTTAACCTTCACCGTGGACGTTGATTTGCGGTGGACTACTAAGGCATTCCCTGCGCTATCGAGGATCCAACGTGCTCTGGACAAGTTCCTAGCAATTGGTGATCACTGGCTTGCTGAGGACGAGGCCAAGATTGAAGGCATTGTGATGGGCGATTCAAAGCCCCGCAAAAAATACATATCTGGCTTATCGATTTTGAAACTTGAACCACTTTATGTTTAAACAGGAGAGATGAAATGAACTGGAATCACAGAGTTATGAACTGCCCCTCCGAGAATGGCGGGGACGATTACATCACTTTCAAGGAGGTGTACTACGAGGACGATGTGCCGACCTCATACTGCGACCCCTTCATTGGTTGTGACACCAAACAAGAGTTGGAGGAGTTGGTTGCCCGACTGAGCGGGGCGTTGGAGCAACAGATGTTGCATGAAGATATGTTTAAACAAGGAGATGACGAATGACACCGACAGAACTGTACACCCTGCTTGATGACGCAGGGGTTGACTACGAAGTAGTTGAAATCTTTGAGGGTGCGCGGTATTTGCGCATTGAAGTGCTTGAATCAATAGAGGAGGTGGAACGTGAAAGGGCTTGACTACTACATGGACGGACTGCTGGACGCTTACCTTAACCAACCGGAGGATGAAATGAAAACCTATCAAATTGAACTGCAGAGTATTTCATACACGCGAATCTGCGTGGAGGCGACAAACGAAGAGGAGGCGGAGGCCTTGGCGATGGAGCAAATACAAAAGGGTGGGTTCACCTGCAATGATGGGGCGTGGGACATCGACTCTATTGAGGAGTTGTCATGAAAACCTATCGCGTTACCGCATTGATGACAACCTACTGCTATGCCACTGTAGACGCTGAAAGTGAAGATGAAGCCTACGATATTGCGCGTGGCATGGATGGTGGGGACTTTACTTCTGACCCCATGAGAGGTGATTGGTCTATCGGGCAAGTTATTGAGGAGACTGAATAATGAAGCACGATCCCTTTGAATTCAATGCCAAGGGCATGACCGTAGCCGACAAGGCATGGCGTGTTTTGTTCTTGGCGTCAATCATCGCAGTACTTATTGCCGATTTTCTCTATTGGAGGCCATGATGTTTAAACACACAACACCCGCACCTTGGATGATTGGAGGCTCTGGGCTTACCGTCTGGGGCTATGAACAGAAGTACGGGCGACCCCTGATCACCAACTGCGAGAACAGGGATATGCCCACTGCAACTAAACGGGCCAACGCCCGACTCATCTCCATCGCTCCCCAGATGTTTGAGTTGCTGATGACCTTGACGGATAACCCAGAGGCAATGGAACTTGTGCGGTTTATGAACAGGGAGCAGTCATGCGTATAACAACCTCAGAGGAAGCATTTGCCGTTCATAATTTATACGAAATAATAATAGAAACGGTTGTTGATTACCCATTAAGTCGTGAAATGGTTATGAGTGTTTTACTTAAGATTGCCGCTTCTATCGCCCTCGCGGAGAAGTGGGATAGGGATGAACTGTTGCAAGCTTTTGGGGTCACCTACGACATGGAAAAATTCTTGGCTCCAACCTCCAAGGAGAGGCATTGATGCACAAGATCAAGGCCATTACCCAATCAGACCCCACCTTTTTGAAAGCAACCTATGCCCATGACAACCTGATAGACCTTGTAAACCATGAACGATTCGTTAACCCATTAGAGACATACATTACCTATAGAGACAGGTCATGGGCAGTCTACCGAATGGGGAAGGATCGAGTTCCCCGCTATCGCGGGAGATACCAAAACATAATCCAAGCGGTGAGAGTCGCACAAATTTAAGGGAGCCTTGTGCTCCCTTTTTTTTGGCCTAAACATTATTGTTTAAACGCATGTTTGCAGCCGGATATAAGCAGCCGCTGCATAGCCATGTTTAAACGCTAGATTGAGCTGGCTCACCGGGTGAGCCTGCCGGGTTGAGCTTGCGTGTTTAAACATCAAAACGCATCAAGGTTTTCTGAGTACGTTCCTGCTGTTTTGTTGTAGATCATTGTGGTTTCGCCTTGCGTTCCAACCCAACGATACCTGCACTTCCAGACTGCGATCTCTACGTGATGATCCCTGCGGTGGACGGTCAGACCGCAATCGGTCTTGGCCCACCATGCCATCGACCCAGCGATTGACATCCCGTCTGGGCGGGGTTGCTCTGTGCCTTGTCGGGTGATCTTAGATGGGTGGGCAACAAACCATGTATGAACGTCATGCGCTTTGCAAAACTTCTGCACCCGTGTCAGCATGTCGCTGATGGCTGAGGTCTCTGTCCCTTCGTTCCTTGGCAACTCGATGTAGTTATATGGGTCAATGACCAACCCCCGCACACCCATTCTCTTTACAGCTATACGCGCCCGTTCAAGGATTGAATCCAATGTAGATGGCTCTTCCCCGTTTGTATCAATGAACAGGAAATGCTCCTTTACAAATTTAAACGCTTCATCTTTTTCGGACTCCTGCATCCGATCCCTGCCCTCAAAAAATCGTTTCTGCGTGTAAATCTCCATCAACCGACTGATGTGTATCTCTGGCTGATTCTCAAACGAACAAACAGCAAACTTCCAATCATGCGCACGGGCAAGGTTGACCATGATCTGATCCACAAAGTTGGACTTACCCGATGATGGGTAACCCGTGACCACCGTCAATTGTGCGGGGGCGACTGTGTAAATCTCATCAACCGATGTGTACCCTGTCGAGAATCCTTTCCCCGTTCCCTTCGTATATAAATCGTTTAAACGCTCATAAAACGTCGCCGCGTCCGAGATGCCCGCGACTGGATACGGGGCCGCTGAAGCCAGTAGCTCCCCTACCTTAGCTGGGTCATCGAGCATGACTTCGTTTAAATCTTTCTTTTCAAACTTGGAGAGCCTGCATTTTTCTTTCCCAATACGTCTAGCCAACTCTTCGGCTAACGCCTGACCTGCGGTGTCCTGATCAGTGGCTAAGATGATGTAAGGAACTGCGTCAAGGATCTCCCTTGCATTCCATACGTAGGCAAACTTCTTGTCTTCTGAGGGCAATACCTTGCCATCTGCGACCTTGATGGGTGCTCCACTTGGTACGCTAACCACGTTATCAAAGCCAAGTTCAATAAGGGACAAGCAGTCTATCTCGCCTTCAACAATGATGAGTGGCTGATCTTTCTTAACAAGATCAATACCAAAAAAATCATGTGCCCCGCCTGAGTCTTGGGTGAAATCTTTCTCAGGAAAGGATCTGTACTTGGCAGCAACTAATGCGCCATTGCGGAAATAAGGAAAGCCAATGGCATCTGCGCTCCTCCCTAGCTTGCTGAAGTATTTCTCAGAGGCAAACAACTTCATCTTGTCTGCGGTATTCTTTGAGATACCACGCAGGGCTAACCATGCGTAGTGTTGTTCTTGTAGTTTGTTGGAAACAATGGTTGGGTTGGGTACGGCTGACAAAATTCTCTCCGGTTGTTTTGGTTGCACTGATCCACTCATCTGACAATGATGGCAGTGAAAGACCACAGCCCCGTCTGGTTTACGGGTCAAGGTCATGTCTTTTGTTTTTGCTTTTTTGCGCTCGTCTGAGCAGATAGGGCAAGCCACCCTAGTGCTTTGATCAAAGTGGAACTGACCCACAAAATCTGCGTTCATTTCATTGAGCCATCAGAGTTGCGTTTAAATGATCGGTTTTTGCTGGGCGCTTGTAGCTTGACACCATTTGCGTTGGATCCACCCTTAGACAAAGCCTTGACATGGGCTACGTCCTTACCTTGTCGGGTCACTCCCTTTGCATCCAGTTTCCTACGTGCCCGTTGGCGTTCCATTCGGTCTGGATGTTCACCACGTTCTTTCTGTGTGGTGTATTCTTGTTTGTAATCTCTAGCCATTTTTTGCTCCTGAAATATGAATTAAACCGCATGGAACCTAACAAGGTCAATCGGACAAAGATAAAAATCTTGCGTTACATCTTCGTATCGAGAGTCTTTTCTCTTTTCCGCATACCATTGTTTGCTAGTAGATGAATTGACCACTGCGATGTGGTTTAAATCTGAGCTTTGAATGATGTATGCGTAAGGCTTGGGCTTGGCATTGTCAAACGAATGCTTGGCGCAAACGATGAACTTATCCCCAAATTTCCAATCTGCCCTGCTGGTAAATGTGATGCCAAGTGTTTTGACCTCGACACGCATGTTGATGTACAGATCCCCGTTGTCTACATGCTTCATGCGGTTCTCATAACTGTCGGAGACAGTTGATGGCGGGATGGTTACTGAATACCCCAGACCGTTCAGCCAATTGGCGGCTGATATAACCCCTTCATGGCTTTCACTGAGGTGCTTGACGAACCTCTGGAAATCCCTTTGCGTTGCTTCCATAATCTCTCCTAGTTGGTTAAACGCCCCTTGAGGGGCTTCTCTCTTATTTTCACCCAAAGACCCCCCTACCCCATAAGGGTACGGAGGATAGGTGCTTCACCCCTGTTACAGGATCATCATGCTGTGTTGCCACAGACCCCTCGGCTTGATGATGCGACCAGCCGCACGGATTGTTCGGGAACTGCCCCCTAGACGTAAGTCATACCGTGTACCCTTCTCTTCCGCGCCATCAGGCTGAATGCTTACTATCGTGCGGAGTACGGTTGTTCAACCACATACAGATGGTGGCGGGTATCAATCTCCCGCTTCTCCTAGCCAATAAAGTCCCGTGCAATGGAGAAGATTGGAGGTTTTACAGTTTCCTGTAGCATACGCTTTTCGTATGCCCCCGCACGGTTTGTATAACTTCACTAGACTCCGACTTGACTGTCTGCGCCTTATCCTTACGGGGCGACCACCATCTGTATGTGGTTGTGTCGAGACAATAAAAAAGCCGTTACTACTGCATTGGGTCGATCCCCCCCGTAGGAGGCCAATGCATGAGTAACGGCTTTCAGTTGTTGTGATCGACTACAACAACTCCAATGTACAACAGAATTCAAGGTTGTGCAACTGTTCGCACAAAATATTTATCTGTTGCGGAAATACAACCGCTCTCCTACGCAGGGTGTACGGTGTGCGTGGCAGAAGGTACGTCTCGGCGGGTTTTTGGGTACGTCTCGGCGGGTTTTTGTAAGCGTTTAAACAAGCATGGCTCACCCGGTGAGCTTGCAGGCTGCGGGCAAATCGTTTACACTGTACCCACTTCATGGTTCTCTCTCCGTTGAAGTGTTGGTTCGCCCCGCAAGGTTCACGCTTTGCGGGGCTTCTTTTTGGGCGCTACTTCAGGGATCTTCTCAATAATGATCTCTGAACGGGGGTTCTCAGGGTCTAGACCCCAGTAACAATGACGCTCTTTGACCTGACGGTCATTCTCATAGATCAAGCCCTGCATCAGATCTAGGATCAAGCTCTCATCCAAGTCGGGCCGCCTTGACGCATAAAAAATATGCAGAGTAATCCGCAGATCACCCGTCATTAAGGTAGGAAGCTTCCCGCACTGTTGCCTAAATACATCACTGTAAGTTAATGCCTTCTTAGACTTAATCAGTCTAGACATACCACCAATGCGAACAACCCTCCGAGAATTTGCCTTGGAGGCTGGCTCACCAAAAATAATTTGTGATAGTGATTGCAATTCCTGTGCGGCATTGCTATCATTGAGGTTCGGCTTCATAAAAACCTTTAGGAGAGTAAATGAAAATTACCAACAAGCAAGGCTTACCCGCACCGCTGGTGGCTTTGTTGTCAAGAGACTTCTACACAAAGGGTGCGTCACAGTATAGCGTAACAGAGCTAATGTCGCCCCCAAAGATTCGCAGAATGCGCGAACAGTATGATGATGAGATTGTGATTGATGTGACCAAGTTGATTGCATCACAGCTTGGGACGTTCATGCATGCCAAGCTTGAGGGCAAGAACGTTGAGGGGTACACCAACGAGGAACGCATCTTTCATTCCATAGATGGCGTGACAGTAAGCGGGGCAATTGATTTGCAAGAGCAGACAGAGGACGGCTTGGTCATCATTGACTATAAGTTTGTCAAGGCTTGGTCAGTCATGCAGAACAAGACTGAATGGCACACGCAGTTGAATATTTATAAATGGTTGGTGGAGACGGTCAAGAAGCAGAGAGTCAGTGGACTGAAGATCTGCGCAATCATCAAGGACTACAGCCCACATTCAACTCAGGAGAATTACCCTGAGGCAGAGGCCATCATGATTGATGTCCCAATATGGGATTCAGTCACCACTGAGACGTATGTACGCCAACGCTTGGACATGCACCGTGCCGCCAAGCAAGCACAAGAATTCGGGGAGGATTTACAGCCTTGTACCGATGAGGAAAGATGGATGAGCGAAACCATCTACGCAGTAAAGAGAGAGGGTCGCAAGACTGCGATCCGTGTTTTCAAATCAATAGACGAAGCCAATGAACTGGCAATAAAGGAAAAAGGATATGTTGAAGAAAGAAAAGGCGAGTACCGCCGCTGTGTTGGAGACTTCTGCGGAGTATCTAAGTGGTGTAAACAATACCAAGGAGAAATCAATGACGCAACTTGATTTGCTGAAGCTTAACGTTAATGAGCACGTTGAGAAGAAGAACAACTTATCCTACCTGTCATGGGCATGGGCATGGGCTGAAGCCTTGAAAGCTGACCCATCTGCGACATTTGAGGTGAAGACATTCATGCGCGATCAATACACGCCAATGCCTTACATGGACATTAACGGGACGGGCATGGTCTGGGTTACCACCACGCTGTTTGGCAAGCCTATGGATTGCATGTTGCCGATCATGAATCACCGCAACCAGCCGATCCAGAACCCCGATGCTTTTCAAGTCAATACGTCCATCATGCGTTGCATGACCAAGTGCTTGGCCCTGCATGGTCTGGGCCTGTACATCTACGCAGGAGAGGACTTGCCCCAAGACGATGAGAAAGCCGCTCCTAGCATCCGCGCAGAGGCTACAAACACTATGGGTGAACTGACCCGACAAGAGGATAAGCCCAAGTACGAAAAGATCCTGACCAAGACGGCTAAAAAGGTACAGGTAATGGAAGGTTGGGACAACTCAAACGAGAGCAGAAAACTGTTCACGGAAGGCATGATTGAGTACACCTCCACTTGTAACTCAGTGGCTAATTTAAACAGCTACTGGAAGAGCAATGAACTTCAGCTTGATTCGCTGAAGACAACGCACCCTCCTCTTTATGAGGAGATTCTTAACTGCTTCAAAGCATTGAAGCAAAAACTTTCGGAGAAACCAAATGAGTAATTTTGAAACACGCCCTGATACAGGCGTTTTGTTTGCGGAACATAGCAAGAAAAGCCCTAAGTCTCCAGATTATTCTGGGACTATTGCCATTAACCTGAAGGATTTGACCGCATTGAAGGTTGAGAACGGCCTGACCGTGATTAAGCTTTCTGGTTGGAAGAAAGTTGGTGGAAGCGGTAAGACATTTCTGTCCCTTGCTGTAAACAGATATGTTCCAGAGCAAGGCGCTGTACGCCAAGAGAATCAAGCACAGAGCTTCCCTGCGGAAGATTCTGACATTCCTTTTTAATTGGAGAGAGCCATGACTATTTCAGAACAAGTTAGAGAATACAAAGCCGCTAACCCTGACGCAACAAA